TGATCTTGACGACAAGTACCGCAACTTCGGCCTTAAATGCTTCCAAGTCTCTAAATATCAATTGGTAGTGCGGCTTAGAGGCTGCCTTAACATCTATGGTAATTCCGTTAATTTCATAGTCCCAACCACCATCTGCGCCATGCTCTACCATAGGCGTATGAAGGTTAAATAACTTAGCAAACGCCATCTCTCCTTGAACGCCTAGCAGCTCTATGTTCATTTTAGAGGTGTCTATTCTTAACTGCTTTAATCCCAACTCACGAGCAATGTTGTACCTAGCCTCGGCTTTCTCTTGGCACATTAACTGCTCTTCTTTGGTTAAAGTCACATCAATCATTTGACACGATTCTCATGGTATTTAATCTGTTCGTTAAACTCCGCAAGCATATCTTCGTAATCAGCTTTGTAGAGTTTGATGGGTTCTGACTTGGTGGCTATCATTTCATCTACGAAGTCCCTGCCGTACATATCCTCCATCCAGAGGGTGTACTGCTGCGCGGCTGATCCGTATCTCATCCCCCACATATTACAGGAGGCACACTGAGGGTGGACGTTTTCTATCTTTAACGCCCAGTAACTAGATGAGCCTTTAGCTAAAAAGTGTCCACCCTGTAAGGCTGAGTAGTGCTTAACACAACCACAAGACACACAAGTGCAATTACCGTCATCATCCGCTGCGGCTAGTCTACATAACCGCTGGATAGCTTTGAGGCATTCCTGACGTAAGACTTTGCTAGACTTTACTTTAGGCTTGCGCTTCATAATCTGTAAGGCTTTCCAGTTTGTAGGGAATTAATTACCCGAATTGCTCTTAATCTGGTCTTACTATCCATGTTTTTCATTCTGCTTTCTAACAGTTTAATGCTGAATAACTTAGAATTAACCGGATAGATCATAGATAAGAATTTCAATTCATCGCTTACCTGATAGACATTTCTTGCCTCAGAGTCGCCTGTTTGCTTCGCCATTGCTCAAACCTCATGTTCATTACTTGAATCTTATGCCGCAGTAAAACCGCTTTTTCTATTGCGACCTTTAAACCTTCTAGCAATTCAAGGTACTCAGGATGAGAGTACGCATATCTTTCTTGTTTGGCAATCGGCATAGAATGCTCTGACCTTTCTGCCTCTGCCATGAGTATGGCTTTCTTGGATTTACGAAACTCCATTAGGTACTGGCGTTCAGCTTCTGCTTGGGCAAACTCTTGAGTGACTCTCTCAAGGTCTGCGAGTGTATTTCCTTCGCTCAAATTCATTCTCCACATAAAGTTTGACACGTTCTTGGTAGTCAGAAGGCACTTTTGACAGCGCCTCCCTCCTTTCTTCTCTGGTCTTAAGCGCCAGTATTTCTGCTGCGTAGTGTCTTGGCCTCATAGATAAGTGCCGTTGATATATTCCATCACTAAGGATATATCCTCAACCTCGTCGTATGGACATACCCCAAAGCCTTTATCGTCAAACACTATAACGTAAGGGATATGCTCAGAATCCGCACAGAAGACTGCTTCTTCAATCGCGTCTGTTGCTGTATCAAACACCATCATAGTAGCCCCTTGGCAATAAACTCTAATTCATCTACTTCGAGTTCCTTTGCAAGTTTAGAGATTAAAGACAAACTAGCGTCCTGCTGGTATCTCCATCTGGAGACTTGCTGCTTATGAATAGCAAAGCGCTTCGCCAGTTCTACCGACGTTACGCCTTGCTCCTCTTGGGCAGCTCTTAATGCTTTCCCAAAATCAATCATGAGTACCTCAGAAGGGCAAATCTGAATCAAAGTCGTCTTCAGGCGACGCTACAGCGGCAACTTTCGGCTTTTCATCTTTAGGGGTAAACGACAAACTTACCAAAGGCTTTTTACCACCTTCTTTAGATGTCCACGCAGAAACCCAGTAATCAACGCCATTTATCTCTGCGCTACCTTTCAGGGCTGGGTGTTTTTCAGTGGTCTGATTGTCATTCTTCCACAATGCGCCACGGTTGTTGTTATCGTAATCAGTCATTCTCTTTCCTCAATCGTTCAGTTTCAGATTTAATAATATCGGCAGTCTCTATCAATAAAGGCTCTGCCAGTTCCAAGAGCTTATTATCGCGTTTGACCTCAATAATAAGCGGTTTCATCTCAGGGTGAAAAGACATGAAGAAATACCTCTCCAGACCCAAGACAAGCATTGTCCCTTGTACCTGTTGGACGTAGGTACTAGGGAGTTTGTTAGCGCGTAGATACGCGCAGTGTGTAGCAGGAAGTGGGGCTTTTATTTCAATGCCTGTGTCATCAAATAGGCCGTCAGGGCTACAGCCTATCTCATGTCCTTCCATCTTGATAAGAGATACTTCCTCTACCTCAACGCCCATGATGACCTCAAACATCGCTCTTGCCTGTGGCTCTAACTCGTTGCCACGTTCCATCGCAGAAGACTTGAAAGTCTCAGTGGGTGCGTTAGTAAGTTTTTCAGCTATTAACTGGTTGATAAGACCTTCACGGCTAGTAGATAACTTACCAGCCGTTGTAAAGACCTTAGAGAAGTTACTTGCTGTGACGACTCCTACTCTGGCCTGTAGCCATTCTGCTGAGCCTTGAATCATAAGTCCTCCTGCATCTTGGCTTGTTTCTTTTCTAACAAAGGTACAGCGTGTTTGAACTGGTCTAAAGTAAACTGCTCAATAGACTCAGCCTTGTATGCCTTAAGGAACTTCTTCTCATCTGTGTCAGTGATTTCTAACATCGCTTTGAGAGACGTAGCCTGACCAGTGTTAATTAAGGTCTTGGCAGCTTGGGTGACAGCGTTGCCATCGTCATCCTCTGCTGGGATGCCTAGAATGCTTTGCAAGCTGAACCTGCGGCAGTACGTCACTAATGAGCCGTATGTGTGTGGATCATTCTTAGGAGCTGGAATAGAAAAGCTAGACTCCATGAACTGCCCAGAGGAGTGCATAAGTCTTGTGGTTACGCCAACAGTGCCTTCATAAGCAAAGGGAAACTGGACGTAGGATAAGCCGTTTTCAGCCATTGGCTCTTTAACAGCAGCAATGACACTACCTAAATCGGCGTACTTAGATTTGAAAAATGGGTTGTCAGCACCTTTGATAGCGCCGCCCATCTGACCCTGTGCTTTTGATAGCGCAGTAGCCAATTCGTTAATGTTTTCTGATGTTTGCATAGTAATCTCCTTTAGATATGCCAAGACAGTCTACTGCTACTGTAGACATGGGTCAACTGTTTTTATTTACAGCAGGCAAAAAAAAGCCCCTTGTGGAGAGGGGCTTGCAATTTCTTACAAAGGAGAATAACATCAAAGGGTCGGTGGGTTGACAGCCCTAAATTCCGACTAGCTATGGAAAGTTAGAAACCCGACAAGCCAAGTATACACAATATATAGTGTTTGTCACAATCCCTTTCCCCTATATCTAGTCCCCGACCGTGTGGCAAAGCCTGACGTACTCTGGCTCATGCAAGCTGTCGCCTTTAATGCAGCCCCAGAAATGGGAGATTAAACCAGCACCAATGTCCTGCTCTGTCTCGGCCCTTGACAACAGGCAACCGCAAAATCGCAAGATACTGCCACGAACCGCTGGTGAGATACTTATACAATAGTGGCTGACTGTTCCACGCTGTGAAGCGTCAAGTCAGGGGGAAGCGACTCACTCAGGTGGGCGTTATATTGAGTACCAAGTCTTAGGACTTTCGCTACGGCGGACGCAAGTGTCAGGGTGTATAAGGCTCTGGGTGATTTGCGGGGGAAAAAGGGCCGTTGCGCCTAAAATTCGTGTCAGCAGGAAAAACTTGAAGGAAATCAAATGGATGACTTATCTGAGAAACCGTGCCGCTGTGGTGAAACAATGGGCGAAGTCATAAGATTACAAGAGCGAGTAACGGATGGAGAGATGGTGAAATACCGTGACGGCTGGTACTGCCCAGAGTGTCATGCCACTGAGAAGGCAATCGGTAGAGAAACGTATATTGATACAAACTGATGTAAATTAGTAAACAAAAAGTGTTGACCGATACCTTAGATTCAGGCACAATAGCCCTAGATTCACTAAATAAGGTAAATAAAGATGTACACCGATCAATTTGAAGCAAAGATAGACGCACTAATAGCTGAATATCCAGAGCTTACAGAAAGCCAAGTAATGGAGGCAGCTCAAAACGTAGATTCATTTGGCTACCCTTACGAAGAAGAATCTGATCGGGTTTTGGACGCTTATGCAGCTTGTTTGGGAGGAACTTCCGAACAGTATTACGGCCCTCGATAAACTAACCCGCCCCTTCGGGGGCATCGGAGACTGACATGAAAGAATTAACCCTAATCG